TGGTCAACGCGAACTTCGCCACCCACCTGGCCGCGCTCCTGACCGCCGCGAGCCTGCCGGCCTTGACCCCGAAGGTCTTCAAACGCCGCAGCGCCGAACGGTTCTACGCCCATACACCCTGCGGGGTCAGCGTCTACCATGAGGGCGGGACGACCTCACGCCGGAAACCCGGGGCCGCGTCCGGGGCGGGGATCCGGGACAGCCGGCCCGTGATCGTCCTGGACTTCTACCTCCGCGGCACGGACGAGAGCGACGTGGAGGAGCAGACCGAGGTCGCCATCCAGGCGCTCTTGCGGTCCATCGACGCGATCCCCACGACCGGCGTCTTCAGCGCGGGGGATGCCTTGGGGTCGGTGACCTGGGAGATCGTCAGCACCCCCCTGGCGGAAGAGCGGGCCGTGTCGGAGATGCGCGCCTTGGTGCGCTTCCCGGTGACGGTCCGGGAGACGGGGCTATGAGCGAGCAGACGTGGAAGACCGACGTCGAGCTGGGCAAGGAGCGGGCTGAAGAAGCCGAGCGGCAGCGGCAGGCGGCGACGCCTGCGCCCGCGAGCACCAAGAAAGGCGGGGCCTAAGACATGCCATATCCCGAACTCAGTGTCGATTATGGCCTCGCCATCAAGGTCGAGACCAACCGCGGGGCCTATGCGACGCCCGCGATGAACGCGGACGCCATTCCCCTCGCCGATGAACCCACGGTCGAAGTGGGCTACGTCCTACCTGGGGGACGGGATGGGGTGGCGGTGGGTGGGTACGGCGTCCCGCCGGGCGCCACCCCCTTGGGCCGGTTCCTCCGGATTCGCTTTCGCACCGAGCTGCTGGGCTCCGGCACGGCGGCGACCCCGCCGCGCTGGGGCCGCCTGCTCCAGGCCTTCGCGCCGGAAGTCGTCGCCACGGACGTCTCCTATCAGCCCGGGTACTCCGATCCGAAATGCCTCTCGGCCATCCTGGAGGCGGGCGGGAAGCAGTTCCAAGGCGTCGGCATGGTACCAGAGAGCCTGGTCCTCCGCGGCAATCCCGATGACGCGCGGATCCTGGTGGAGTGCACCTTGGCCGGGAAGCTGAACGCGGCCCCGACGGAGCAGGCCCTGGAATCCCAGAGCTTCCAGGATACCAATCCGGTGCCCTTCCAGGGGGCCTGCACCCTGGGCGGCACGGTCTTGACCTACGAGGAGTTCGAGCTGGACTTCCGCCTAGCAGCCCGGCCGTGGCGGGTGGACCGGAACACCACCGACCCCCTGCTCTTCGGGGTCGTGACCAACGTCAAGCCCCGGCTCACCCTGCCGGCCGAAGTGATCGCGCTGAGCGGGCATGACGTCTTCGCGCGCCAGGCGGCACAGCAGACCGCGCTGGCCCTGTCCCAGACGCTGGGGACCACGACGGGGCGGAAGTACGTGATCACGGCGGATCATGCGGCGATCGCGGCCGGCGAGGCGCTGGGGATGCGGTCCAAGAACGGGATGGTCTACTACGGGCTGGTGCTGGACATCCAGCGGCCCGCGAGCGGCACCTGGTTGAAGGTGAGCCATTCGTAGGCAGTGGACGTAGCAGGGTAGCACAACAACTGGAACTGCGGCGACGTGCTGGCCCACCCCGGGCTCCGTCGCCGCATTGCGTCTTGGGGGAGGACGATGCCGGCCACCCTGGAAGTCAAGCTGGAAGGGATGACCGAACTGGTGGCCGCGATGCGCCGGTTGCCGTTGGCGGTCCGCGGGCAGGCGTTGGAGATGGCCGTCCGCAGCGGCGCCGAGCTGGTGGCCGCGACCGCCGCCTCCCGGGCGCAGGGGGCCTTCCGGCAGCGGAGCGGGAAACTGCTGCGCGCCGCCGACAGCATGGGGCCCAGCATGATCCAGGTCCTCGCGCGCTCGCCGGAATACGTCCTGATCCAGGTCTGGCCGCGACTCCCCTACACCCACCTGGTCGAAGGCGGGCACCGGCTCCTCGCGCGGGGCCCAGGACGCAAAGGGGCGATCCGTGGCAGCGCCAAAGCGGTCCAGCTGCGGCGCGCCCTCCTGGGCCGGCGAAAAGCGGGGGCCCTGGGTCAGGTCGCGGCCCGCCCCTTCCTGGGGCCCGCCTATGAGGCGACGAAGGAGGCCGCGGCGCAGACGATTCTTAATACCCTCTGGCGCCAGGTCGACGCGGCCTGGCAAGGAGCCTGACGATGGTCACCAAGGAACAGATCCTGGCGATCGAGCTGGAAACGGAGACCGTGGAGGTCCCGGACCTGGGGGTGGTCACGCTCCGGGAACTCAGCATGGATGAATATGCCGACTGGGTGGCGCAATGGGCCAGCCAGGAGCAGGGGGAGATCAAAGTGAACAATCGGCTCTACCGCGCCGCGCTCCTGCAACGGACCGTCCTGAACGGCGACGGCGGGTTGATGTTCACGCCGGACGATCTCCCTCGGCTCGCCCGGCTGCCGGCCCGGGTCACCCACCCGCTGATCCAGGTGGCGGAGCGGCTCAACCGCATCTCGGCCACCGCCATGCGGGACGCGAAAAAAAACTCCGACGGCGGGCAGGATGGCTGAGTCTGCATTTCCTCGCCCGCCAGCTCGGGATCTGGAACGTGAAGGGACTCGCCCGGCAGATGAGCCGGTCGCAGTTCCTCGATTGGGAAGCCGTCCATGAGATCGAGGCCGAGATGATCAAGCGCGCCCGGCGACAGGCCGAGCGGGAGGCCCGGGGGCAGGGATCCGGCCTCAGGGTGCGCGGTCCGGAGGTCGACGATGGCTGACCGCACGCTCCGGGCCCGCTTCGAGGCCGATACCGGGGACTTCTCCGCCCGGATCGCGGCCGCCCAGGCGCAGCTCGAGCGCATGGAACGGGCGCCCGTGGCCGCGGCGCGGGGCATGATGGTCCTTCGATCTGGCCTCCAGGGGTTGGCGTTCGAGGCGGTCGGCGTGACGGGGCCGGTCGGTCGGCTCGCGTCGGGGCTCGGCATCCTCACCCTGGGTAGTCCCTGGGCCTTGGGAATCATGGCTGGTGTCGGAGCCGTCGCCCTGGCGCTGCGGGCCATGGGTCACGATGCGGACGAAGCCGCCAAGAAAGCGGCGGCCGCGGCGGCAGAATCGGCCAAGCGGGTGGCCGCGGCCGCGGCGGCTACTCCCCGCGCCCAAGCCATTCGCGCCATGCAAGACGTAGAAGCCTCGAACGCCCGCGTGGCGAAGATCAACCAGGAGATCGCCGAGCTGCAGCAGCGCCAAGCCGCGATCCAAAACGCCGTGTTGCCCGGCGTCGTGCGGGAACGCGCCGAGAACGAGGCGAAGATCAACCAGCTCCTGGCGAAGCGGACCGAAGAGCTGGTGGGGCAGAATGCACTCCTCGCCCAGCAAGCCGGCACCCTCGAGGAAATCGTCATCGCCTCGGCCCCGCTCTTCCGGCTGCCCTCCTTCGCCGGGATCCAGGCACCGCGAATCGCGCCGCCGGCGATCCCGGGGATTCCCACCGCGCCCTTCCCGAGTTCGGAGATCGGCGTGGAGCAGCGGCCCATGGAGTTCTTTATTCAGCGGGCCTTTGGCGACACCGGAGCCAAGAAGGCGCTCGACGAGGCGATCGAGGCCGAGCGCACCCGGCTCAACCTGATCGACCATCTGAATGACGTGATCACGCAGGAGGCGGCGGGGAGCGAGCGGGCGGTGATCGCCCATCAATTACTGGCCGAGGCCACCAAAAAGAGCGCTGATGCCACCGAGTTGGCGGCCCTCAAGACCAAACAGGCCGCGGCCTCGCTCATCATGGGGGCCGGGACCCTGATCCAGAGCCTCATCAATGGTGGCGGCAACGCCGGCACGTTCGTGGGCGGCGGGCTCGGGATCGTCGGCGGGATTGTGGGGGCGAGTAACCCCATTCTCGGGGCGGGGTTGATGGCGGGCGGCGGGATCCTCTCCGCGATCTTCGGGCGGCACAAACAGGAGACCATCCCGGTCCGCGACGACGCCTCCCGGGCCGAGATCGCCCGCCTGCGGGCCGAGCTGGCCGCCCGGCAGGACCGGCTGATTTCCCTCACCATCGGCCCAGAGACGTTCGTGGGCTCCTGGGAAGAGATCCAGTACGAACTCAACCGCTCGGGGCGCCGCCGGGGCGAACCGCGACTGCCGGGAGCCTGACGATGGGCGCACCGCGTTTCCTGGTCCAGAACTACTTCAACGATCGGCAATTCCTTGCGCACGTGCTCAGCGCCACCGAGAACAGCGGGGACGCCTGGAAGGTGGGCGCCCTGCGCCGTTCGCCCGCTCATTACTACATCAGCGCCACCGCGAACGTGGCCATCCGGATCGTGGTGGACTGCGGGAGCAGCAAGGCGACCGACATGCTGGTCCATGACCGGGTCAGCAATCTGGCCGGCATCGCCAACCTGAAGCTACAGAAGTCCACCGACAACTTCGCCGCCAATGTAGTGGACGTCCTGACCTATACGATCCCCACCAGCGCGAGCGCCGACAACACCGCCCTGTCGGCCGGCGTGCGCACCCCCGAAGGCGCCTATCTCCGCAGCTTCTCCTCGGACAACTCGCGCTACTGGGGCCTGTTGGTCCCCGCCACCGCCAGTTTCAAGCCCCAAATCGGCGGCTTCTACCTGGGTCCCAGCTGGCAGCCGCCGGCGCTGAGCCGGCCTCTGGGTGAAGACGACCAGGCGCCGATGGCTGACGCGCAAGAGACCCCGTGGGGCTGGGAGGGGCGGAGTCTGACGGTCCCCCGCCGCGGCGGCAGTCTGCGGATTGAGCTCATCGATGAGGCCAGCTACCTGGTGGCCGATGACCACATCCGGGAGCAGTACGTGCGGCGGCCCATGTGGATCATCCCGGACGAGGCGAAGGCGGAGCGCGCCTTCCTGGCGCGGTGGCCGCGTGGGCAGCGAGCCGGGTTCGTGGTGCCGGCGGACTATCCCTGGCGGGTCATCGACCTCCCCTATGAAGAGTACGAGCCCCTGATCGCATGAGGGACCCGCTCCGGAATCGGTTCCCGCTGGACCAGGAGGCGGCGTCGCCCACCTTCAACAGCTTCCCAGTCGAACGCCGCCTGCGCCGGGGGGATCCGGATGTCCGGCTCATGGTGGAGGCGCACCAGAGTCTGGGCGGCGACATCAAGCGGACCTATACCCAGTTCGCGGCCGCCGACAGCACGGCGGGCTTCGACATTCGCCAGCCGCCGCGCTACGGCGTCGCGCTGGCGGGCACGGCCGGCACCGTGGTCGCCCATGCCGTTTCTGGAGATGGCTACATCGCCGGGCTGGGCACCAGCGGCACCTTCACGGTCTGCCGCAGCCGGTGGGTCGGGACCCAGGATCCCAACCTAGTCCTCCGGCGGATCATCGCCAAGCTCCATCCCGCCCAGGGCGGCTCCAAGAACGTCGATCGCTGGCGCTGCGAGCTCTGGCTGGCGACGGAGGTCAACAGCACCGACGATCCGCCGCCCCTGACGGTCCTGTTGCTGGGCTACGTGGACGTGACCGCCGGGCCCTCGGAGGCGGACGTCACCTTCGATTTCCAAAGCCAGGACATCCGGCCGTTGACCTTCGGCCCGCCAGCCGGGAACGCCGGCGAAGCCGGCGTGCTGCTCTACGTCGTGATCAAGGCCTTGAAGAGCGATGGCACCGACGCCACGAACGTCGGGTGGCGGCGGGACAGCACGACGCCCAGCGTGACGGCGAATGGTGTGACGCTGCAAGCCTGGCAGTTGACCTGGCGCGAGGGGAGCTCCTACGACGTCTCGGCCGACGCCCCGGACGGCACGCCGATCATCACCGTGGACGCGCAGAGTTCCTTCGCCGCCGCGAACCTGGACTTCACTGGATCGAACAAACCCACGCTGCCCAGCGCGCCGGCGTCCGCGGACGAGGTGGTGTTTGTCGTCGACGGCGAGCGCCCGACCGGCACCTCGCTCAAGGGCTATGCGCGCGTGCTGGGGACGGATCCCTGGGTGGAAGTCCAGACCGGCCAGAGCGCGGCCGCGGTCGGCCTCGC